ATTAAATAAATATTAATAAATAAATTAACTAATTAAAAAAAATAAATTATGCTTATATACTTATTCAGAATACCGATAGTTTTTATATTATTATTAAATATATTTATTCTTCTATCATAAATAGAATAACAAAAACGAAACAAGAACAAAACGAGAACGAATAGCGAACAACAAATATTCTACTTATACTAGAATTAATCGTTTTTTTTCTTTTAATTTCTTTTAAAATAAAATAAGTTTTAATTAATTATTTTAAATTAAATTAATAAATAAATTATTATCTTTAAAATAATTAGAAAGTAGAAAGTTATGAGTAATACTAAAAATAAAATAGTCGAAAATAAAATAGCTTTATCTTTTAGAGAATTTAAAGATAAGAAAATTTTATTTCGTTTATTTAATAATAAAAGAGATAAAACGAAGTCTTTTTTTATTTACGAAAAAGCTAAATTTTCTAATACTATAGAAAAAGCTTTTAATAACGATTATCGTAAAATAGATATAGAATACGATACGACTAAAAATAATAGATTTAAAAAAGTAAATCTATTAGTCGATATTAATTCTTATTTAGATAAATCGAAAAAAGACTTATATCTAGATTTAATAAATTCGAATAAAGAATATATTAAAACGAATAAAGTCGATAATTCGATAATCGAAAATATTAAATACTTCGAAGAAAAAATTAAAAGTCTTTAATATCTAAAAAGTAAATTAAGCGATCTAGTCTAAAAAACTAGATCGCTTTTTTTTTATCTATTCTAAAAATATTAATCTAATTTTAAAAATCGTATTAAGTTTGCCAGAAAAAAAAACGGGAAAGTTTGAAAGCTTTTTCTCTCTGGCGGGAGAAAGAGAGATAGAAAGAGTGATGAATGATTTAAATGTATATAAATTTTGTATAGAAAAAAATATTTTTTTTATATATATCTTTACAATGTCTTTTTTAAATAGTAGCATACCGCCAATATATTGTAATATACGCAAGGAGTATTTATATGATCTTAAACAACATTTTAACGAAAGTGAAGAATGTGTTATCTTCGGGCTTACAAGCATTCAAGGGCGTGGGATCCTTTTTAACATCATGCTACCAAACGGTGCGTGCTTTTGGCGCTTGCCAATATGTGCCTTTTTCTCAAAGAGTATGGAAAGACGGAATGTGCCCGATATGCAAATCGACCAACTGGAGCTGTGGAATAGCTTTGACTATTATCATAGTGTTAATCATTTTTCTTTCTTACTAGGACAACGAGCTAAATTTATTGGAAAAGATAAAAAGTTTTATCACGGTGAGTATCTGTTTACTGTTGATTGGTGTCACCCTGACTCCAATTTACTTGATACAGACCATTCTGAAATTCCTCAGGAGCATAAGTGCGCTCATGTCTTGGAGCTTGACAATGGTAATTTTGCTGCTCAACCTAATAACAGAGTATTATGGACAATTAATAGTTTCACTACGAAAAAATCAGACTGGCCCGACTATAAAGTTCAAACGACCGAATGGAACGTAGAAAATAAAGATTGGGTTACTGAAGATAGTGATGCATTCTTCTACGAAATAGAAGAAAAAAATTAGGTGTTGTTTCACAAACGGTAGGGAGACTTACTCGAAACAGGGGCGATGGAGGGCAAACTTTTTTGTTTATATAATATTATAAACAGAATAAGGTGAGGTATGTCTATATCCGTACTACTTCCAACACGTAAAAGAATTTCTTTAATTAAAAGATGTACAGAATCATTATTAGATAATGCTAAGGATCCTAATAAGATTCAACTACTTTATGGAGTAGATGATGATGATAGTGAAAGTTTAAAATTTTTAAAAGATGTTAAACATCCAGCTAGATCAGTAATTAAGTTTAAAAGATTAGGTTACGAAAATTTACACAGATATAATAATGCTCTCTCTGTATATGCTCAAGGTACATGGATCATGATCTTTAATGACGATGCTATAATGCAAACTAAAGATTGGGATTCAAAAATAGGAAAGTTTGATGGCCAGTTTAAATTGCTTCGAGTACAAGAATCAACAGATCATCCTTATAGTATCTTTCCTATTGTACCTTGGGATTGGTTTAGATGTCTAGATCATTTAAGTTTACATGGCCAAAATGATGCGTGGCTCTCAGAGATTGCTTATATGTTAGATATCATGCAAGATGTACCAGTTAAAGTTTTACATGATAGAGCTGATATAACAGGAAATAATAATGACGAAATTTTTAAAACAAGAGTGTATAAAGAAGGTAATCCAAAAGAAGAAGGAGACTTACATCATCAAAAAATGATTAATTCAAGATTTGCTGATGCAAGTAAATTAGCTTGGTATTTAGATAAAATAGGACAACCTTCTTTACATTGGCAAAAAATTGTACGAAAAGAAGTAGAGCCATTTACTAAGTTAGCAGATAAATTTGAAGCTTATAGAAATAAAGGAGCAGTAGGACAAGGATTACAAAATGCAAGAACTCCAGATCAAGGAACGGTTAAAGTCAGCTATTCAGATATACAAAAAGACTAAAGACCCACGTGCGGGTGAAGTCATTGAACATTTAAATAAGATACTATCAACTTCTCAAGCTAGAAAAACTTTATTACAATATGCGAAACATATATATCCTGGCTATAAGGATCCTGCTCATATACGATTAATTGCAAAAAATTTAGAGATGTTAGAAAAAAACGAAATAAATAGACTTGCAGTTTTTATGCCACCAAGACATGGAAAGTCAATGTTATGTTCTGAATTTTTTCCAGCTTGGTATTTAGGAAATAATCCAAATGAATTTGTTATACAATCTACTTATGCTCAAGAACTAGCAGATGACTTTGGACGAAAGGTCCGTAATCAAATAGTTAGTCCTGACTTTAATAATGTTTTTCCACAAGTAGGCCTTAGATCAGATTCAACTTCAGCTAAACGATTTCATACGATGCAAGGAGGAACTTATTCAGCTGTAGGTGCTGGAGGAGCAATTACTGGTAGAGGTGCACATTTATTAATTATAGATGACCCGATTAAAGGAAGAGAAGATGCAGAGTCAGAAGTCCAAAGAAAAAATTTAATCGAGTGGTATAAGTCAGTTGCTTATACTCGTTTACAACCAGGTGGAAAAATAATTATAATTCAAACTCGATGGCACCAAGATGATTTAGCTGGTCACATTTTAAGTGAAAGTAAAGAAGATTGGAAAATTTTAGATTTACCAGCAATAGATAATAAGGGAAATGCATTATGGCCAGAAGCTTATTCAAAAAAAGATTTAGAAAAAATTAGAAGTACAGTAGGAGAAAGAGTATGGACAGCACTCTATCAACAGCAACCTGCAGCTGATGAAGGATCCATTATAAAAAGAGATTGGTGGAATATATATCCAGAAGATAAAATTCCAATCTTATCCTATGTTGTACAATCTTATGATACTGCTTTTAGTACGAAAGATACTGCTGACTTTTCAGCTTGTTCTACATGGGGAGTATATACAGAAAGAGATGAAAATAATCAACCTTATGCTGCATGTTTATTATTAGATGCTTGGAAAGAAAGATTAGAATATCCTGATTTAAGAAAACGTGCACAAGATAGTTATGAAGAATGGTACCCTGATCAAGTATTAATTGAGAAAAGAGCTTCAGGCCAAAGTTTAATACAAGATATGAGAAGGTCTGGAGTGCCTGTAATTACTTATACTCCTGATAGAGATAAGGTATCCAGAACGCACTCAGTAGCTTCAATGTTTGAAGGCGGATTAGTGTTTACTTTGGATAAAGATTGGACTAAAAGTGTAATTGAGGAATCAGCAGCTTTTCCTTATGGAAAATTTGATGATATACACGATACTTGTGTACAAGCTTTATTACGAATACGTGATGGCTTTTTAGTAGCTCATCCTGATGATCCTGAAGAAGAAAACTATGAACAGAGGAAACAACGCAATAAAAACAAACATTATTACTCTTAATAAGTATAGACCTTTAAAAAAAAAAATTCCTAGTCCAAAAGAGATACAAAAAGCTCAAGATGATCAAGTAGTACAAGCTTTTCATGATGCATGTATAAAGATAACTGATAAAGTAGATATTAAAGGATATGCTCTAGTTGCATGGGATGAGAAGGGAGTTCCTTGTTTATCTTGGTCTACTGGCCATAATAATAATCCTATTAGCGAAATGTTACTTCCGACCTTTACACAGAGTTGTTTTCAGTCTATACTTAATAAAAAATTAAGCACAACGGAGGACTTAAATGAGTAACCCATTTACTAGACGAGGCAAGGAACCTAATTACACTACTGAAAATTTCAGTGTAAAAGATGTTAAAAAAGCTAATGCTAGATTTTATGAAAAATTTCCTGAAGCAATCGAGCCAGCTGCTATGATTAAAAAAGCTATGCAAGATCCTGGAGATGAAGTAGTAAAAGAACAAACAAGACGAGAAAACGAAATGGAAAATTTCGTTAAGAGTGTAAACATAACTGGAGGAATATACTAATGACAACTACACAGAAAACTACTAAAACACCTGTGAAGTACAATTCAAGTGGAGCTGCTGCAGGTTTTGGACCACAAGCTCATCCACCACATATGGATGGAGCTGCTGAAAAAACTATTCAAGATAAAACAAAAGGCAACTCTGATTACAATGGTGATAATAGAGCTTTTATATCTAAATTAAAAAAAAATTCAAATTTTAGTTCTGACAATAAATCTTTTATTAACAAAATTAAAAGAGGCTAATCATGTCAGATAATAATTACAGAGATATGGTTCCAGCATCTGATAAAGATGTTAAAACTTTAAAAAAAGCTACACATAAAGGCGAAAATAAAGCTGTTTATGATGTAAGAGAAGCTAAATCTAATTCTTATCATGATACTAACATGAAACTTATTAAAGATTTAAAAAGAGATGCTTAAATGAAGATGACTGCTGGTGCAGGTTCTGGAGAAGGTAGATTACAAAACTCTAGAATGTCAGCACCTAAAAAGATTAAAAAAAAGGTAAAGAAAAATGTCAAGAAAAGAAAACGATGATTTTATAGCAACAAAAGAAGAAAAAACTTTTGATGATGATGGTAACATTCAAGTTGCTGAAGTAGATAAAAAAACTACTTTATCTGATGCTTTAGGAAAGAAAAAAGGTATTACAATTAAAACTAATAATAAAAAACCTTTTAATATAAAAAAAATATTATTAGATAAATCTGCAGACGTAGTTAAATTTAAGAAAAAATAATGGCTCGGATAAAGTTTGTAAACTTTACTCCTCGAGATAAACCTCCAAAACGTCCTAGACGTCATAAAAAAAATCTTAACAAACACGAAAAAAGGTCGTATAAGAAATACAACCGACAAGGTAGATGATATGGCAACTATAAATGATTTATTATATAACTATCAAGACACTAATGAATTTGTATGTTCAGATGGACGAATGTCAGTAAATGGTATATGTCAAGTAGAACAACCAGATAGTGTTGATACTTTTAAAATAACAAAAGAAATAATTGAAAAATCAAGTGATGGTGGAGAAGATTTAAAAAAAATTTTAGATAACGAAAAAAAAATTAAAGATAGAAAAATATTAAAAGATTTAGAAGGAACTTCTGATTATTATCCTGAATTAGGAAAAGAAAAAGGAAAATTTGAATGGGACTTTGATAAAGAAACTAAAATTGATGGATATAAAAATACAATAAATAATAATATTAATGCATATAATAATTTTATAGAAGAAAATTTAGGAATACCTTCAGACGTTCAAACTGCTGTAAGAGTAGGTGGCACTGTCGCAGGAATAGCACAAGGTGGAATATTAATGGCAGTAGCACCGTGGGCAATACCTGTCCTTGCTGGCGGAGCTATTAATAGAGCTGAAAGAGAAAGAATAGAAAAAATAACTGATCAAGATAAACAAGGCGATATTAACACTGTAGATATGATGACTTATAATGCTCCACAACCTGGAGAAGAAGGATTTAATATTCATAGAGATGAACCAGATTTTAGAGGTACTAATCAAGATCAAGGAGTTACTTCTGATGCGGGATTTGATCAATCCAGTGATGGAGGATATCAACAAAGTAAAGGAAGTCATCACTTTTAATTTTATAATTTTTGTTATATAACTTTTTTAAAAAAGGTAATTTATGGCCAAAAAATCATCTGCTTCAATAGTAAATACTTCATTAGGTATTAGACTTTCTACACATGAAAAATTGTGTGCAGAAAGAATGAAACATTTAATAAAATCTATTGATGAATTAAATAGAAAAGTATCTAAACTTTCAGATGATGTATCCAGAGGTAAAGGAGCAGTTGCTGTTTTAATTGGTATAGGAACTATTATTGCAGCGTGCATAGGTTATTTTAATATAAGGTAATTAATGGCACTTAAAATTTCAGAAGAAGCAGCAGTCCAAATGCCAATGAAAACTGTGGCTTCATTAATTACAATGGTTGCAATTGGAACCTGGGCATATTTTGGTATTATTGAAACTCAAAATAAACTTCAAACACAAGTGGAGTTAATGTCTAAAGATTTAATTGAAAATACAGATTTTAGAATTAAATGGCCTAGAGGTCAATTAGGTTCACTTCCCGCAGATTCAGAACAATTTATGCTTATAGAAGAATTATATAAACAAGTTGAAAAACTTCAAATACAACAAGAATCAGGAATGCATAATAAAGTTAATATAGAATTTTTAACTAAACAATTAGAAAAAGCTTTAGAAGATATTGAAGAGCTTAAGGATTCTAATAGAGAAATACATTATAAAAATGGTAATGGAGGCTGAAACATGGAAGAAATAGTAATAGCATTATTAATGATAGTTAATCAAGAAATTAAAGAACATAGAATTCAACCCAATATGTCTACTTGTTTAAAAGGTAAAAGAGTGGCAGAACGTGAATCTAAAAGCAATGTTCAATATCAATGTATTAAATCATTAGCTGAAACAGAGATATATTTAGGTGAAAAAAGTATAGTTAAGCTTATTCTAAAGTAATAATGAAAAAAGCTAATAAAAAGCGCAACCCTGTTGCGAAGCAATTAAGGCATTTTAAACAAAAAATTATTCAGAATAAAAAAGCATACAATCGAAAAAAATTAACCAAAATTTAAAGCTTTCAATATTAATATTTTTGTTTTATATCTACTAATAGGAAAGTATGGTATGAACCAGGAGGTATACTACTATGAAAAAACAAGGATACAATGCTAGAAAAGACGAACAATTAGGAATGACTAGAGGAAAAGAGTCAGGAAAAAAAATGTCTATGGCTGGCAGAAGAAAAGTAGCTAAAGCTACTCGTAAGCCAAAAGGTACTTATGGCTTTAAAAAGAAAAAAAGATAAGTGCTAAAGAGAGGAGGTTTTAGTAATGAAAAAAGGTTATCATAAAACAAAAGATGGTCGAACGGCTAAAAAAGGTCTTTACTATTATATGAATAGAGCCAAAAAAAGAGGCACTAGCAAACCAGGTAAAGGTACTGTTTCTGATAAAGCTTTAAAACGATCTGCTAAAACAGCTAAACGATAATGCCTTTTAGATCAGAGAAACAAAGGCGATACCTTTGGAAAAATAATCCAAAGATAGCAAAAAGCTGGTCTAAAAAGTATGGCAGTAAAATTGCCAAAAAGAAAAAAAAGAAAAAGTAATGGAAGTTGAATTAGAAAAAAAAAAATTACAATTCACTAATGAAAAAGGTGAAAAAGTAAGAGTTGATGTCGATCAAGAACAGACTGAAAAAGATGAAGAAGTTTTTGAAAGAAATCACTACTCTAATTTAGCAGAAGAACTACCAGAAAGAGAAGTAGCTAATATAGGAAGAGATTTAGTAAAATCTTTTGAAGATGATAAAAGCTCAAGAAAAAATTGGGAAGATCAATATTCAAAAGGACTTCGTATGTTAGGTGTCGTTGTAGAAGATAGACAAGATCCTTTTCCGGGAGCTTCTGGAGTACATCATCCATTATTAGCAGAAGCTGCTACACAATTCCAAGCTAGAGCCATTGCAGAAATGTTTCCTGCGGGTGGTCCAGTTAAAACTCAAATCATTGGTAAAACAACTGATAAAAAATTAGAGCAAGCTCAACGTGTTCAAGATTTTATGAATTTTCAGGTTACTCAAGAAATACCAGATTATTTTAACGAGTTAGATCAAATGTTATTTTATTTAGCTCTAGCTGGAAGTGCTTTTAAAAAAATTTATTTTGATAATACATTAGATAGAATTTGTTCCAAATTTGTACCAGCAGAAGATTTTGTTATCTCTATGGAAAATACAGATTTAGAAACTGCAGATAGATATACTCAAGTAATGAAATTAACAAGAAATGAAATAAGAAAACATCAAATTTCAGGTTATTACAAAGATATTCCATTAAGTAAAGCTGAAAGTAATGCGGGAGCTACTAGCGGAGATTTAGTAGAACAAACTTTACAAAGATTAGAAGGTATGACTCCAAGTATGGCAGATAAAATACATACAGTTTTAGAAGTACATACTAATTTAGATTTAGGAGAAGATAGAGATGAATTAGCTCTTCCTTATATTGTTACAATTGATTATGAATCACAAAAAGTTTTATCAATAAGAAAAAACTGGAAAGAAGAAGATTCATTAAAAAGAAAAAGAACATACTTTATACATTATAAATATCTTCCTGGCTTAGGCTTCTATGGCTTCGGTCTTATACAAATGATAGGTGGACTTCAACATGCCAGCACTGGTGCTTTAAGAGCACTATTAGATTCAGCTGCTTTTGCAAATCTCAATGGAGGTTTTAGAGCTAAAGGAGCAAGAATTGAAGGAGGAGACATAACAGTTTCTCCTGGTGAATGGGTTGAAGTAGAAGCATATGGTGATGATTTGCGTAAATCTTTTATCCCTCTTCCCTTTAAAGAACCTTCACCAACCCTATTACAATTATTAGGAGTATTAACTGAGTCAGGGAGACGTTTTGCTTCTATTGCAGATGCAATGATTGGTGATTCTGCTGGATCAGGTCCAGTTGGCACAACTATTGCTTTAATAGAACAAGGCTCTAAAGTATTTAGTGCTATTCATAAAAGAATACATCAAGCTCAAGGTAGAGAATTTAAATTAATATATGAATTAAATGGAGAATATTTAGATGATGAATATTCTTTTGAAGTAATAGGCGAAAATAAAAAAATTAGAAGAAAAGATTTTACTTCTTCAATAAGTGTAGTTCCAGTTTCTGATCCAAATATATTTTCTCAAGCTCAAAGAATTGCTTTAGCACAAACTGGTTTACAACTTGCAAGAGAAACACCTGATATAATAGATGTTAAAGAAGCAACACAAAGATTTTTACATGCTTTAAATATTCCTGATTATATGGATTTAATGATTGAAGAAGAAGATACTCCTAGACGTGATCCAGTATCAGAAAATATGGCATTATTAAATACTAAGCCAATTAAAGTATTTGAAGATCAAGATCACCAAGCACATATAATGGTACATTCTCAATTTATAAATGATCCTAGATTTGGTGGAAATCCTGAAGCTAAAGAACAATTATATCCAGCAATGTTAGCTCACATAGGTCAACATATGGCATATTTATATCAACAACAAATGCAAGCACAAGTTCCTCCAGGAAATCCAATTTCTTCTGGTGATTTTAATAGAGAATTAAATGAAGAACCTTCTGATGAAATAAGTATAGAAGAAGAAAACAGAATTGCAGCAACTGCAGCACAAGCAGCACAACAATTAATGGGAAGTATGCCTCCTTCTCCTGAAGAACAAAAACAACAGTTAGAAGCAGAAGAGAAAAAAGCAAATATTGCTTTAAAAGCAGAAGAACTTCAAATTAGAAAAGCAAGATTTATGCAAGGTGTTAAAGAAAGCGAAAAACAAAACATGAGAAAAGATGCAGAGACAAAAGCTAAAATAGTAGAAACAGCTTCTAAGGTCGCTAGAAAAGATAAAAAAAAATAATGGGCGCAAAACCTGAAGAAATAAGACAAGCTAAAAAGTTTTTAGAAAATAAAAAAATTTCTATTAAAAAAGTTAAACCACATTTATTTGCAATTGCTGCAAATGGATTGAAAAAAGATTTTGATAATACATTAAAATTTTTTTTGAAAGGAAATAATGGAACTGCTGATTCAAGCAATAAAGAAAAAAATAAAAGATCATAAACAAGAACTGAGTAATAATTTATTATCTAAAGGTGTAGATAATCATTCTGAATTTAAACGTGTGTATGGATATGGACAAGGTTTAGATAAATCACTTGAAATAATTAATGAAACAATTGAAAAATATAAAACAGGAGAAATAGATGATTAATAATGATAATTGGGCAACTGATAATAGTATACCTACACCAGAAAAAGTACCGAAACCAGTGGGTTATAGAATACTAATTAGACCAAGAGGAGTTATAGAAAAAACCAAAGGTGGTATTATATTAACAGATACTAACAAAGATAGTCAGTCTTATTTAAATAGTGTAGGACAAGTAATAGCAATGGGATTAGAGTGTTATAGCGATAGAAAACAACCTTGGTGTAAAGTAAATGATTGGGTTATATTTGGAAGATATGCAGGTGCAAGAATTTCTGTACAAAAGGTTAAAATGTTGTTATTAAATGATGATGAGATTATTGCAACTCTGGAAAATCCAGATATAATAACTCAACAATTATAACAAACATTAACATAAGTTAATGACAACATAGGAGATACTATGCCCGAGAATGAAAAAGAAAAGAAAGACTTAGAAGTTAAACTTGATGATGTTGTAGAAGGACAAGAGGTAGATGTACCTTTAAATCCATTAGAAAAATTACAACAAGAACAAGAAAAATCTTCTGATGAAAGTAAAGAAGAAGAAAATGTAAAAGAAAAAGATCAAGGACATGATATATCTTACGAAAATGAGGTAAAATATGATGTAGAAACTAAACCTACAGAAAAAATACCAGCCTATTCGGATGATATGCCTTATTCTGTTAAAGTTCGTAAAAGAATCCAAAAAGAAGTAGCGAAAAGAGCAGAAGCTGAACAAAGAATAGTAGATTTAGAACAAAAAATCAATTCAATGGAAAAAAGAACCTTTGATATGGCTAATAAATCACTTTCTAATCAAGCTGTTTCAGTGTCAAATGAATTAAAAGCTGCAATTGAAGAAGGAAATACAGATAAACAAGTTAAATTGTATGAAAATCTTGCAGAAATTAGAAGTCAAATGACAAAAACTGAAGATTATGCTGCACGAGTGCCTAAAGCAAAAGAGAAAAAAGAAAAAGCTCCACCTTTAGCTACAGAATGGGTTAAAGAAAATTCAACATGGTTTAATAAACCTGGTTTTAGAAAAGAAACTGCAATGGCTTATGGTATTGATGCTGAATTAACTGAAGAAGGTTGGGATGTGCACGATCCTGGTTATTATGATGAAATGAATAAAAGACTAAAAGCAAGTGGTCTAGGTCATTTTAACAAATCAGAAGAAAACACTTCCAAAAAAGAACAAAATGTAGTACAAAAAACTAACAGAGTGCAATCTCCGGTTGCTGGAGTTTCTCGTAAAAAAGGAACAAGTAGTAATAGAGTTAAGCTCACAAGTGATGATCTT